TACGACACTTCCCCACATTTCTTGATTAGTAACCATTACGTACCACCTCCTGTAGCATCTTCCTCCGCTTTTGCCCCTTCAGGCAACAACCCTAAACTTCCTAAGATACCTAATAAACCACTTGCGCCCCCCATACCAGCTGAGAGAGGGTCTTCAGGGACGTAGGATAAAGTTTTACTGGCTACTGGAAGTCCTTCAAGAAGCCGTTGTAACCACTGTATTCGATTGTAGGGGAAGTCTCTTTCTTCCTCGAATTGAAGTTTATCCGCCAGTATCCCTTCGCTTTCTATACTTCGTTCTTCCTCCCCCGCGTTTTGTATAGCTTTAAGCGCATCAAGGCCATATTGGTTTGTCCTGTCTTGGGTATCTATTAAAACATCCTGTTCCTTATTAAACTGATCTCTACCTGTATCATAAGCATCGGCGTACCCTTTACCTGATATATCTGCAAGGTTTCGCATCAGGTTTCGTTGGTTTTCCGCTTCTAATATAGCTTGTCGGGAGCCACCGTATGCCCCTGCTTGAGTCATTCGAGCGCGGTTTTTAGCTGCCATTATATCTGACTGACGAGTAGCTTCAGCAATTTGAGGTTCTAATACCGCCTGTAGATACGGGTTCATGTACCGCGTAGACACACCGGGGGTAGTATAAGAACTTGCTTGGAATCCACCCATGTTTGCTGTAGGTAAAGCTAGTTCCGCTAATCCACTGAATGCTTTATTCTGTAAGTTGGATGTTCCTGCAGTAAGTGGGCCTTCAAAACCCTGATAAGGTTGTTTAGCTAGGGCTTTACCTGTGCCTAAAAAATCTGTTACGTAATCTCCTGCCCAACTAGAGAGCGAAGATTCTGTTCCTGACGGTTGGATGGCCATATTCGTACCTATACTGGAAGTATGTGGTTAGGGTTTATTTCTTTTCCCTGTCTAGGGTTGCCTGTTCGTTCTTGTCGTACTCTACTAATCATATCTTTTAACACTTTAGCCCCTGCATCTGAGTTACCATTACCTAAATGACTAACGGCATCTGCGGGAACTACATATTCTCCATCACTTAGTCTAGCTTCTTGCGTACCATCTATTCGGGCGGGAATTTGATCTGCCATTCCATCAGTCTTCCCCCCTAAATACATACCCATTAGCCCCCCTCCTGCGGCTTGTACTACATCTTCTGTATCGGATACGGTAGTTGTAGTGCCGTAAGGGGTGACTTTAGACCGTTCTACAAGTCTATTGAGTACATCGTATATGTCATTACTGGCTTGAGGAGCAGTATCCCCGAAGGTAGTTACATTCTGGTTAAGGGTAGGAGTATAAGTAGGGGTGGGGATTGTATCGCGGTATGGACTGTCCAGATTAGCCGCCGCTAAACCCCATTTCTGAGTATCGGATCGTCCCTGCGCTCCTTCTATCAAGGCGGCTAACGCATTTTGTTGGTCTGTTCGCGCTTGTTCGTGTAAAGCTGCTACCGCTTCGTTAGAAGCTCCTTCAGGTATAGTAGGAGTTACATATTCAGGAGTGCCAACAAATTCTACATCTGTAAAATAACGCCGTCCTGAACTCCCCGGCCTACGGTTAGCATCATACCCATCTCCCGTCATAGGGACGCGTTGTCTTACTGCCGTATAGTCCGGTATACCTCCTTGGTAACCAGAAGTGGGGCGCTTTCTAAAGGCGTCTTGGGCTTCTTTAGCATCTTTATAGGAATCGTATCCGGCCCCTACACCTAAGGCTGCCCCCAAAATTCCTTGCCACCCTTTATCTTTATCGCCACCACCAAACCACTTTAATATATCGCTACCAAAACCAGTTAGACCTTCCCACATTACTTTTTCCTCAGAATGTCAATTAGTGTATTAACAGCATAATCTCTAACTATACCACCCTTATTGAAAGGGGCGAAGGGGTTTGATTCTAACCCCAGAAAATCAAGATCGTCTGTCTGTTGCGCTTCAAATAACGGTTTCCCGCTTATACTGTATTGTGGGCCAAGTTCTACTAATTCAGCTGCTTCTTCAGTTACCGGAGAAGGGGTAGGTATCTGAGGGGGTGTCTCAAATCCAAAATTTAACCCCCCACCACCTGCTGAACCTGCTCCTGCTGAACCACCACCTATTTCAACCACCTCTTCTTCCTCTTTTTCAACTACAGGAGGGCAATCCATACATTGCATAGTATCGCAATCTGCACACTGTCCTATCTTAGCGCATTCATCTTTTAACTCTTCACACGGATCACCACAATCAGGATGCTCAGGGAAACACTCACACAAATGGTTAGCAGCGTATACAGCATTCTCACACTTATCATCACCTACTGCAGGTGGGACACAATTTCCATTTGCATCTTCTACATACTGAACTCCATTAACTATTCCACAGCCATCTGTTTCTGTTGTCGTAGCTACTGTTGTCGTATCTACTGTTGTCGTATCTCCCTTTTTCTTATCATCACCTCCTGAAACTGGAACACAATTCCCGGTATCGTCTCTTTTATACTCAACTCCGTTAACTGGATCACAGGGTTTATCTCCCTTTTTCTTATCATCACCTCCTGAAACTGGAACACAATTCCCGGTATCGTCTCTTTTATACTCAACTCCGTTAACTGGATCGCAGGGTTTATCTCCCTTCCCTGTTATAGGTACGGTAGCTGGAGCGCCATCTGCATCAAAAGGATTACTGGTAAAAGGGAACGTATCAGGACACGAAGCTACTTGTTTGAAGTCTTGAGACTGCCCGTTAGCGTTCCAACACGTAAGGTCTTGAAGTGCAATTTGACTGTCAGTAGTATCTTGACCGCCAGTAATATTCTTAGGGCAAATAGTAGGGTCATTGTAAGCTAGGCTAGTAGGGTCATCACATGGATCATCATAAGTAATATTCTTAGGGCAAATAGTAGGGTCATTGTAAGCTAGGCTAGTAGGGTCATCACATGGATCATCAGCTGTAACCTTAAGTTTTTTGTTGTTCTTGTTAGCCTCTTTTATTATCGTTTTAGTTTTCTCTACCGCAGTTTTTACCACTTTGCCAGTTGCGTTTCCTCCTATAGTAGTAGGGTCTATCCCTGCTTCCTTTAACACAGTGTTAATAATGTCTTGAGTGGCTACATTCTCTAGGTCTATCGTCCCACCTTTTAATATCTTTCCAAGTATCTTATCGGCTGTGGCGTTGCCTGTAGACACAACTATTGGCCCTCGTTTAGCAGTCCAAATACCTCCCCCAGCTCGAGGACTTCCTACAGTGATGCCCCCCGTTCCCGTTTGGAGCCAAGGAGGTATCCCTGCCCCTCCCGCAGTATAAGTACCCGTTACAGTACCCGTACTTGTATTAACTATCGTTCCTTGATTAGGTATAAAATCACGTAGCCACGGAACTTTTGCCGTGATGGTGTCTATAGTTTCCGTAATAAAGTCTTCGCCTTTTGTGTATATCGGCCCAACAACATTATTCACACGCTCTAAAGTATCGTTAACAAAATCTTCTATTCCTGTAGCTGCGCTATTTAATACCTGTATTGGGTTTTTGCCTGCTTTAAACGCTGTCATCCCTTTGGCCACGATCATCTGTTGGGCTTGAGGGTCAGTAATGCCAGCTTCTACAGCCTTAGCTGTAAGTATTAATTCGGCATCTTCCGGCCTTACTGTTTTGCCTAGAAGTACATCAGCGGGAGTTTTAGCGATTTCGTCAGCGGTAGGAGGTTTTATCTGATTACGGTCAAAAGTATTCGGTGTGCCACCCATTTGGGTTAAGGCATCTGACCATGCTTGCACCAAAGTTCCGGTTGTGGGTGACAGACCGCCAATGGCGTTCTTAATGGTACGATCATCATCAGGGGTATCAATTTCAAACCTAGCTACTGACCTGTCTTCGGGTACAGGAATACCATCCACCATATCGAAACCTTGATTGGGTTTGTCTGGTGAAAGTTGCCGTATGGCTTCTTCTACTACATCAAAATTGGAGGTTACTTTAGCCATATTAGTCTGCTATTAACACCCCTTCAAACGCGCCACTTACCTGATTGTTAGCTGCTGACCCTATAGCTCGTAGCTCTATATCGGTTTTAGCAGGTACTTTTATAGGGTATTCAAAGTTATTAGCTAAATGATTGTTCTCTATAACATTTATAAATCGAGTCCGCAAAACCCCAGAAGTTTCCCTCGTCATCAATTTAGTAGTAACCGAATTAGTAGCCGTAGCAACCGCAGCTGTAAAGCTTATGCTGTCTATATAAAACGAATGTAAAGCAGGAACTGTATAGACAGCCATCTGACTCTGGTTGTCTCCTTGAGGAATAGCAGCATAAGTAGTGCCTGTAGGTACACCACTAGATGCGCCTGATGTGCCAACATAAAGAGTCCCAGCTGCCGTCTCACCCGCACCTGCAGTAGCAACATACATTCTGTTAACTCTAATAAATTGTTTCGTAGTGGCTACTTGAGTCTGACCGTTTAGATTAAGTGTTTCAGAAATGGCAACGTAACTACTGTCTAGCCCTTCGATTGTTACTGTCCTAGCGCCTGTACCCGATACTGTGTCATTGGCATCGGTACTACTCAGGTATATAAGGGCGGCTGATGTAGAGTAAGCATATACACCCCCTTGAGTCCAAAGGGTTTCTTCTGCTGTGTCAATATCAGAGTTAAAACCAAATTTATAGGTAGAAGAAGCGCCCGTTACAATCCCCTGAGAGACTCTTAAATTATATGGTACTGTTGCTGACATAAGATTACTTAACGCTCGGTCTATACGATTAAAATACAACCGTAATATGTTATTAAACTGATCTGAATATCCTTTTGTGTATGCCTGTGGTGGTTTTGGTAACGCTGGAGCGACCACCCGTAGTTCGGTACCTGCCGCCATAGCTATCTTCTCCCATCAGGACGCATATCTAATCTAGGAATCCCTAACTGCCACGCCACCCCTACCGCAGTAGACTCTACCTTTATAGCCAACTGTCGCCCCCTAATCCGCACAAATGCCTGCCCCGTAAACTGTTCTATAGGTACGGTGGCAGTACGTGTTACGGTAGCTGTGCTATTCCCGCCTTCAGAAGCAGGAGAGTTATATCCTGACCCTGAGTTCTGTAGAGCCTCTAAAGACAACACTACCGCAGGAGACACTGCTGTAGAATTAACAAAGGTAACATCAGGAAGAACACGTTTCACAAAGGCAAACTGATGGCCGTCTTCTAAGTCAAATTCCGCAGATGTTACAGAAGCGGTAATGGCTGTAGTTACAGCAGTTTCTTTATCGTCTGTCCCTACTTCATGGTTAACAAGGTTATAAGTGTAGGTAGCCGCCAGAGGATAAGCCCTTAATCCAGAATCCAACCATGCCGTACGTCCCATTGTTCCGTAAAACCACAAATTCTCTACATAGTTATACACTACATATCGGTCGTTAGTAGTAGACCCTGCAGAGCAATAAAACCACCACACTTCACTAAACCCTTCGTTTGTACCTGCTACGATTTGTTGGAACTGTTGTTCGTTGATATCGCTAAACACATACCGCCGGACATTAGAAGGTAATGGAGAAACTGTACCATCGTAGGTATAGAACTTATCGCGCCCCATCCAAAAGGCTATACCTGCTGCATAAGTAACAGCATTTTGCCCTGCGATAGATATGTTATCGCCTAATAACTGTGCGCCCCATATGTCAGGGAAACCCAGATACTGCAAAGAAAACAACGCTGAGTCTGTCCATACCAATATTTCCTGTCTGGCTTGGATTGCTGTAACAATTTCCGTCCCATGAGAAAGTCTTAAACTACCCGCTTCCCCTCCGGCACTCGGTGTCCAGTTAACTACACTTTCTTGATCTGACCATCTAATTAGCAAAGGGTCTATTTGAGAATCCCCTAATGGGTTAACCCCAAAAGCAAATACAAATCTATTAATATCTGATACGAAAGAATAATTAACAGAAGTAGGTACGTCAGACGCTCCTGCTAACGAGGATACATATACTGCACGAGTGGTTGTACCTGTAGTTGCGTCCCAATAAAAAAGAGGCCCACCCCTATAAGCAAAAACTAAATCTTCCCCAAAATTGTTTTGGCTCCATAAACGAAGTGGTTGAGTAGTAGTACCACCTACCCCCCATGTTCCTGAACCCCAAGCACCTGCACCCCACCCCGTGAATGGGACAGCTATAGAGTTACCTGTAGTGATT